AGACATGAAGTCTACAAGTGATTGTATGTTTTCAGGCAATGCTTTGCCTTGGGTAACTTGATCTTTAACAGCTTGCTCTGCTTCTTCGTAAAGCTCTGTTGTTTTTTCATCTACCTCTTCTTCAGTTATTTCATGTACAGGGCTTTCTAGTTCTTCTTTGGTGTCCCGTACTTCTTCAGCCACTTCTTTGCTGTCGCCACTGTCTTTGGACTCTTCGATAATAACATCGCTATCATCTGTCTTTTGTGTTTGAACGGCATCTGTTTCTTTTTTTTCTGTTAAATCAACCTTTATAACATCTGGTACAACTTCTCCCTGTGCTTCAGGTTTTGATAAATCAACCTTAACCGGTTCATTGCTTGATGTATCGGAAAATTTCTTTGGTGATTTTCTTTTACCTTTTAAAGAAAACTCACCTTCTTGTTTGACCTCTACGGCCGCTTTTACTTCTGACATAATATAATATTATAAAATTAAAAATTATTTAGGACCAAAGGCTTCTAAGCCGAAGTCACCTAAATTATCGTTAGTAGATTCAAAATCAATAGGCGTTCCATCGTTTTGTCTCTGCTGTATCATTTGTGATTGCTGTGTTCCTATTATTCTAGCTCTTTTATCTTTTCTGTCTTCAACGTCTGCTTCTTTACCTTTCTCTCCATTGAATCTTTCTTTAGCTAATTGAACGTTGTAATTAAACTCTTCAGCCATAAGCTCTCTTTTTATAGCTGCTTCAGCTTGCATGCGCTGTATTTCAAACTGAGACTTAGCTTGCTCTAACTGCATTTTTTGATCAGTTAGTATTTGTTGCTTTTGAGTCTCTGCCATAGCTGTCTGCTCTGCTAGTTGACCGTTTGCTTGAGCTTGAGCTTGCATATTAGCTTGAGCTGCTTTTTGATCTCTCTCTTGTTTTAGTCTACGTTTTTGCTTAAGCATTTGATTTGCTAGTTTCAAATTACGTATTTGTCTAAGATCTATAGCATCTTCTAAATCAATACCACCGGTTTGTAAGGCAACCTGTATGTTTTGTTCAAGTTGTGCTTTTTCCTCTTCGTCAGGTTCTAAGTCTAAGAATATACCAAAGTCATGTAAGTTTAAATTAGATATCTCTGACAATGTCTGAACGTTAAACGTTGATATAGAGTTCTTTAGCGCTTCGGCTGTTAGTGGAAACCTAACTACATCAGCTAGCTTTTTAGATATATTCTCACATAATCTTAATGTCAAGTATAGACTAGCGTCGTTAATATGTTTAGTGGCTATATTTGATTGTTGTGCAGCTATCTTTTGTAGTCCAACCAACGTATCTCTATCAGGTAAACTACCATCTCTAGCTTCGTTAAGACCTGTTACGTCTCTAATCATTTGAACATAATAGTTATATGTGCTCGTTAATGCGGCTATCTTTCCTTGTCCTGAGGAAGATGATAATTCTTGAACCGGTACTTTACCCGCGTTCATTGCCCCGTCTTGAGTTAGCGATCTACCAACAACAGATCCAGTCTGAAAGTACATGTTAAGCGCTTCTGCTGGGTTATAATTAGTACCATTACCTAGATCAACTTCAGCTAAACCATCCATATCCAAGAATACACCATCTGGTACCATTCTTGAGATCACCTGCTGAAGCTTTAAATGTGTCAACTGAATCATGTCTGCAAAGCCTATAGTTTTACTAACGATTGATTCTATTCTACCTTTGTAAATTCTAGGCGCACATATAGTGTAATTCATTTCCACTTTAGTAGTGTCAGCCATTGGCCTGGTCATATTCTCTGCCATTCTCCAGTCTAGCATCATGTTTGTTCCTAGCACCTTAACACCTTCAAATAAAACCTCTATGCTTCTTGAAACTCTGTCAAACTTATCACTAGGTGGTGGATTAAAAGCGTCTGTTTTTTCTAGTACTTTTTCTAAACCTTGATCCGTTTGCTTTAACTTGAACACTTGATCCATATATGTCTTATATTCAAAATATAAAACCTGCACCGTGTTTTCATCATAAGTACCCCAGTTATTTATGTAGTTTTGGTTGCTATATGATTTTTGTATTTTAATCAACTCCTCGTCTGATATGTGAGGAAATTGTTGTTTGATCTCTGCTATGGTAACTGCTTTAACTTCTCCAACATAGTATACATCTTCAAAGTTTGGATCTTCTGTATATGAATGAATCATATAGGCGGGGTCAACGTAATCTAAAGTTATGCCTTCTGATACGTTAAAGTTTGTTTTTGCTGCCGCTATACCTAGTGTTACAAGATCGTAGTTTAATCTACGTTTTAATAACTCAAATTTATTCTTATCTAATGTCTGAGTTATAGCTTCTTCTTCTGCTATTTCTATAGCTTGCTTATAAGATAATTGTAAGTGCAACTCCATCTCTTCCATTGTCTTAGGAAGATCCATTGGAGGTATGTTTGTTTTAGATATATCTTGACCTGTAGTTCTTTTTACTTCTTGTATTATATCTTGACCAAACATATCCATAGCTAAACCAGAAGCATAGTCTGTTCTCTTTTTTATAGAAGCTGGGTCATTAGCATAAGCTTTGATGTCATAATCTTTATTAGATATACCATTGGTTAGTATATCTACAAACTTAGATAATATAGGAACTGGCTTCCAGTCTAAGTTTAAATAAGACAAATCACCGTTTATAGATAATTCATCTTTATATTTTTGTGTTGATTGCTCCCCTCTAGCATAAAGTCTACGCGTGTGGTAGTTGTTAAAAGAAGTTAGATATCTATTCCCATTAGTTCTACCTTGTGCAAACCACTCTGACTGTATAGCGTCAGCAACCTGCGAACCATACTTGAGGCTTAATTTTTCCTCCAAAGGTACTACCTGATTGGGAAACGCACTGTTAGCATTATAATTTATATTCATTTACTTTATAATTTTAGAAGCAATACCGGTGTTATCATATTTTTTTATACCTAAATTATAAGATATAATTTCTCTTTTTGGTATGGGTCTATATCTATTTTTATTGCAAGCCATCAACGCTAGTCCAGAACTGATAGATGCATCATGCTTTGTTCTGTTGTTTATGTTGAATCTACTCCAGTCATTTAATGTTTTTTGAAAATACATATCACCATAACCTCTGTCTTGTAAACCTATAAAGTTTTCTATGTATGTCTCTATGGCGGCAGCGTGAGCTTGCTTGATATCCTCACTTGAGTTTGGTATACCACCAATATCTCTTTCGGTAACAGAAAGCTTATTGTATAGCTTGTCTGGTCTGTTCATTGAAAAACCTCTATATCCTCTACGTTTAAAATGATATAGCAATCTAGGTTTATTATTTTCACATAATATAGGCATTCCATAAAATACGCAAGCCATTAAAACATCTTCAAAAAATATCTCAGCTGTTTGGGGTCTTGCAATGTATTCTAAAAAAAAGTGGTTAGGCGGCACGTCTAGCATGCTAAAGCTGGTTAAACCGTGGAGAGCTCCGTTGGATCCTCTATTATCAACTGTACCTGATATGTCATAACTGTCACAGCCAAAAGCTCCTAAACCGTCATTACCTGGATACTTAACACCGTTCTTTACTATTACACGATTTTGAAGGTTTTCAGGCGGAACCCAAGTAACTAAAAATCTACCACTATTATTTGGAACAAATATAACACTAGTATCTTTTATACCGTCTCTCCATTGAAAACTACCTTTGGTAACTAAAGAGCTATGTTTTAAATCACCATTAAAATCTATTTGTTCGTATATTTTAGTTAGATTGAAAAGCGACTGTTTTGCTTCGTCTCTAAATGCGTGATCTTCTGTTCTTGGAAACTGTCTATAAAATTCATTTAAAGCGTCTTGATCTCCTTTTAAACCATCAACTTCGTTTTGCCAATATTCTATAACACCTAAATCTATGGGGTTTCCATGTGGCCCTACAACTTCTTCTTCTGGTGTGTCGAATACAGGTACGCCATAAGAATCAATGTATCCCTCGTAGTTCCACTCCATAGGTATGAACAAAGAATAGAGTCCTGAGCGAGTCTGTCCGTTGCGGTTTCTTTTTGTAACATCTGAATCATAGTAAAGTTTTTTAAAGTTTTCTCCACCTTTATCTAAGGCATTTGAGGTTGACCCCATCATGCACTTACCTATAACTCTACTACCTAATCTAAGCGTTGTTTTCGTAACCCTCCAGTTGTTGAGGATGTTGTTCGGCCTTTCCCATTTACCCGATTCGTCGTGGACGAGGAGTTTGAGTTTCTCACCATCGTACGAGTTGTC